CTAAAAAAGAAGAAGAAGTTAAAAATGCTAAAGAAGAATTAGCAGAGTATAGCGAAGGCGTTCAAAAACGTATTGCTAAACTAACTCGTAAAATGAGAGAAGCTGAGAGACAAAGAGAAGAAGCTATTGCTTACGCTCAATTAACTAAAAAACAAAAAGATGAGTTAGAACAAAGAATATCTACAGTTGACAAAGGATATGTTGATGAGTTTGAAAGCAGAGTTAAAACTAGTTTAGCAGCAGCTAAATTAGCTTTAAAAAATGCAATTGAATCTCAAAACGTAGAAGCACAAATTGCTGCACAAGAGCAATTAGCGCACCTTACAGTTGAGTCTGTAAAATTAAATTCTTTGAGAAGTCAACAAAGTCAACCTAAAAATGTTAACATAACTCCTCAACAATATGAGCAAGTTAACACTTATAACGGTAAACCAATTCCAAATGACGTACCTACAGATGCTAAAGCAGAATCTTGGGCATCTAAAAATACATGGTTTGGTAATGACACTGCAATGACTTACACTGCATTTGATATGCATAAAAGACTTGTAGAGGATGAAGGATATGACCCTAAATCTGACGAATACTATGATGAAATTGATAAAAGAATAAGACTTGAATTTCCCCATAAATTTGCTAAGATGGAAGGTAATACTACAGAAAGAGCAAAACCTGCTCAAGCTGTAGCTTCGGCTAAACGTTCAGCCCCAACAGGACGCAAAAAAACTGTGAGACTCTCGCCATCACAGGTAGCAATTGCTAAAAGATTAGGCGTGCCACTAGAAGAATATGCGAAACAATTAAACATCACGGAAGGAGTATAGGCATATGGAAAAAGATAAAAACAAAGCTTCACGTGCGAGTCAATCAAGAGATAATTCTGCAAAGAAAAAAACTTGGACTCCACCCTCATCACTAGATGCACCACCTGCACCAACAGGTTTTCGTCATCAGTGGATACGAGCAGAATCTATGGGTTTTCAAGACACGAAAAACATAGCTGCTTCATTGAGAGAAGGATACGAATTGGTTAGAGCTGATCAATATCCTGAATCAAATTATCCAGTTGAGACTGAAGGCAGATACGCAGGAGTCATCGGAGTAGGAGGCCTATTGCTGGCTAGGATACCAGAAGAGATCGCGCAACAGATTGATGCATATTATGCAAAACAAACTGCTGATAAAGAAGAAGCGATTAATAACGATCTCATGAAGGAACAGCATCCAAGTATGCCAATCAATAATGAGAGGCAAACTCGTGTAACCTTCGGTGGTACAAAGAAGAACTAATTATTTAGTAATTCCTAAACCAACGAATTAACTTAAAACAATAACAAGGAAAAAAATATGGCAAACGCAAGCACAACTGGATTTGGACTTCGAGCTGTAATGACTGTTGGAAACACTCCAGCTACGTCAGGACAATCTGAGTACTTTATCCAAACATCACCAGGCGTTGGTTCTTTTAAAGGAGATCCAGTATCAGTCCAAGACTCAGGCGGAGCACAAGGATTTGTACAGGATGCATCTTTTACTACAACTGATGATGGTGGAGCAGGTGGAACTTCTTATACAAATACCTCAGAAGCACTTTTAATAGGTGTATTTAACGGTTTTTTTTATATTAGTTCTAACGGAAAACCAACTTTCGCTAATTCAGTAGATGCTTCTACTGCAACTAGTGTTAACTACAACACAGGCTCTAATAACATTACAGCCTTCGTGATTGATAACTCAAACCAAGAATATGTGATAAAAGCAGATGCAGCACTGGGAACAGATGCAGCAACAGCCCAAGCAAAATTTGGTGCGGCTAATCAAATGAATACTAACAACTACACTGCATCTTCTAATATAGATGGTCAATCTATTACGACTTTAGATATTGGATCTGCAGCTACAACGGCTATGTTTACATTAGTACGATCAGCAAATGACCCTGAAAACAGTGATTTAACTGCAGCAGGTGCAAATATTATCGTAAAAATTGCTAAATCATCGTCTTTGTATAATTAATAGCGAATAGGAGATAAATAAATATGGCTATATCACGAGCACAACTAGTTAAAGAACTAGAGCCAGGTTTGAATGCACTATTCGGACTTGAGTACAAACAATACGTAAACGAAGCAGCAGAAATTTTTGATACTGAAACTTCAGACAGAGCTTTTGAAGAAGAAGTTATGTTATCAGGATTCGGAAACGCAGCTGTTAAGCCAGAAGGTCAAGGTGTAACATTTGATGATGCACAAGAAACTTTCACGGCTCGTTACACAAACGAAACAATCGCGTTAGCGTTTGCAATCACAGAAGAAGCTATTGAAGACAATTTGTATGACAGACTAGCGTCTAGATATACAAAAGCTTTAGCAAGATCTATGGCAAACACTAAGCAAGTTAAAGGAGCGGCAGTACTAAATAATGCATTTAGTAACACTTATGCCGGTGGTGACGGAGTAGCATTATGTGCGACTAATCACCCAACTCTTTCTGGAACTTTCTCAAACGAGTTAACTACTCCAGCAGACTTGAACGAGACATCTTTAGAGCAAGCTCTAATTGATATCGCGGCGTTTACAGATGAAAGAGGCCTAAAAATTGCAGCAAGAGGAATGAAATTAATTATCCCTTCTGCTCTACAATTTACTGCTGACAGACTAATGGCGTCTCAAGGTAGAACGGCTACAGCTGATAATGACATCAATGCTATTAGAAATATGGGAATGATTCCACAAGGTTATGTTGTGAATCACTTCTTGACTTCTAATAAAAAATGGTTCCTTAAAACAGATGTACCAAATGGTCTTAAACATTTCATGAGATCACCTATCAAAACTACTATGGAAGGTGACTTCGACACTGGTAACGTAAGATACAAAGCTAGAGAGAGATATGTATTCGGATTCTCTGACCCTAGAGGTATTTTCGGATCAGACGCGACATAATCGTTAAAAGATTATTTTCTTAAAAAGGGAGGTCTCTTGACCTCCCTTTTTTTTTGTGCTAAACTAAAACTCAATCATGAAAAACTTTCTCATACATATTTGGGCTTATGGTCATCATGCTAAATTCAATGTTTTAGCTGAGGACAATCCTGATTCTGTTGAAAACGCTATACTTGACAAAATAGGAGAAAAAAGTATAAAATGGGAAAATCTTGGCAGGTCACATACCAGCCGAGTTAAACGTATAACTTTTGAGGAGGTTATAGATGATACAAGACCTATACAGACAAAAGAGGATCTTGGAGTTGAAGTGGGAGCAAGAGTATCTTGACAATGGCAAGTATACTCTAGACATGGTCCAAATAGATAGTAAAATTAAAGAAACTATCTCTGAGATCAAGCTTGAAGAGAGCAGAATAGCATATAGAGAAGCTGCTATTTTAAATGCTGCCCCTGAAGTTTCAGTAGCTACTTAGTAAAAAGCTACAACATTGAAATTAAGAAATTCATGCAAGGATATCTTGCGCTCTTTCAAAAAATAAGCTATATTTATATCACTATACATAACCTTCTGATCTAGACGCGTATAGTCGACAGCCTAGAGACTAGATTGGAATAACTAGGAGAATATAACTATGGCAAAAACAACATTTTCAGGACCAGTCCTTTCACAAAACGGAGTTGGATTTCTTGGATCAATTATACCTGGACTTACAGGTCTTACTGCATCTACAGTAGCAACAGCAACAACTTTAACTTACGCTGCTAATACTATAACAGTAAATAATTACACTGGTGCTGCAGCTCAAACTGTAACATTACCAGCAGCTAAAGCAGGAGTAGTAGTAGTTCATGCTCAATCAGTTGATACAACTGGCGGAACTGCTAAATTAATTTTTGATTGTGCAGGAACAGATGTACTTGCAACAGGATCAATAATTGAAAGCAGAACAACTAACGCTCTTTCTATTGATACATCAACTGCAGGTGAAACTCGTCTTGAGTATACACCAGCAAACGCTACAACTAATTTATTTAGTCAGGGTTCTTATATTTATTTTTCATGTGCACAAGATGGTACATGGACAGTATCTTATAGAATGCAACCAAACCCAGTAAGCGCAGGTAGTGCAAGTTCTACAGGTGTTTTCGCTTTTGCAGCGTAAATAATTAATAATTAAAAGAGCTCCTTCGGGAGCTCTTTAATAAGGAGATTAAAAATGAGTTACAAAAGTGATATACAAGCAACTAGATCAGCGGCAGCAGCTGGAGCAACAGCAATCGTAGCACAGCCTATTCGTTTAAGAGGAATTATTATTGCATCTGATGGTGTTGGAGCAGGGCTTTTAGAATTAACTACAACTTCTAATTCAGGAACAACTTTATTTATAGGTGACGTTCCAACAGGAGATGTTGTTAATATTTCTTTTCCAGAAGATGGAATTGTTTTTCCAAAAGGAATTTACTGTAAAACAAAAACTAACATCGCTGCTTATACATTATTGACAGATAGATATTCTGCACCAGGTTTAACAGCAAATTAATATCGCATGGCGACTACAACTTACACAGTAACCGTCGCAACGGGTCAAAACGCATTTGGTGCGGGTACTAATAAATTTTTTATTAATGGTACTGTAAGTCCTGTTCTTTATTTATATGAAGGGGATACTTACATATTTGATCAATCAGCCGCATCTAATGCTGGTTTTACATTTGCATTTTCATCTACTAAAGATGGTACTAATACATCAGGTGGTGTTGCTTATACAAATGGTGTAACAACTGTAGGCACTCCAGGTACTTCAGGAGCATATACTCAAATCGTCGTCGCTCCGGTAGCAACAATCGGCGCTCCGGTATTATTTTATTACAATGCCTCAACAGCAGGCATGGGTAATCAAGCGCAAACTATTTCCCCAACTTCTGGAACTACTGAATTTGATCCACAAATAGATGATGTTATAGAAGAAGCTTATGAGAGAACTGGTATTGGCGGAACGCGAACAGGGTATCAATTAAGAAGTGCAAGACGTTCTTTAAACATTATGTTTCAAGAATGGGGTAATAGAGGAATTCATTTATGGAAAATAAAACTTGCAAAAATACCTTTAATATTAGGTCAAGCTGAATATAATTATGCAAGTGATACT